CAAGTTCAACGGTGTCACGATGTTGGGTGGTGTCACGATGAACGGTGAAGTAATCTACAACGAAGCCAAAGAAGAAATAGAACGACTAGAAGAAGAAAGCAAACTTACCTGGGAAGAACCATTATTGATGGACATAGGATAGTGCCATGCCTACAAATCACTATTTCTCCAAAGGCACTATCACAGAGCAATATCTTTATGAGGACCTCGTCATTGAGGCCTTGCAGATATACGGCCATGACGTATACTATCTGCCACGCAAGTTAGTAAACAAAGACCAACTCTTTGGAGAAGATCCACTTTCATCTTTCAACGATGCATACTCAATTGAGATGTATATGGAGACTGTTGAAGGTTATGAAGGTGAGAAAGAACTAGTATCACGATTTGGTTTAGAGATACGAGATGAGACAACCTTTGTTGTTGCTCGTCGGCGTTGGTTAGACCTAGTCGGACACGATTCCAATCTGATTACTTCCGTGAGACCTGGAGAAGGTGATTGGATTTATATGCCTAATGTTAGGCGTTTATTTGAGATTAGTTTTGTAGATATAGATGACCCATTCTATCAGATAGATAATCTACCAGTCTACAAACTTTATTGCCGTACTGTTGAATACTCTGATGAGAGACTTGACACAGGCATTGATGCTATTGATGACATTGAAACTGATAACACAGGCGATGCATTGCAATGGCAGTTCCTTTCTGAGCAGGGAACAACTACAAACTATGTTGAGAATATCGAACTTGAACGGGGTACTGACCTATACGGCACTGGTACTGTCGAACTTGAAACGGCCACAGATGGTGGCACCGGTAATCTCACAACTGAAACTGAAACTGGATTTGGTTCTATAATGACAGAAGAATCAACATCGAAATACTCCTTCTTCATCATCAATGAAGAATATGAGATTACTACATCTGATCCGTTGGCAGACAATGATTGGATTGAAGATGCGATTACAAGTTCTACAGACCCAGTGTTAGATTTCACAGAGAAGAATCCTTTTGGTGAACCAGCGGAGAGTATATAAATGTTAGGACAGTATTTTTACAACGAAAGTCTAAGAAAGACTATCATTGCTTTTGGTAGTTTATTCAATGACATTCAAATCACAAGAAAAGATAGTTCTGGAAGTACAGTACAGACTATGAAAGTTCCTTTGGCATATGGACCAAAGCAGAAGTTTATCACACGACTTACAGCAGACCCAGGTGCAACAAAACAGGTTGCATTGACTTTGCCCCGTATTGGGTTTGAGATTCAGTCGTTTGACTACGATCCCACAAGGAAACTAAATAGAACGATAAGGCAGAAAAAAGTTGCTAATACCAACGATAAGAAACTGAAACAGATGTCTACACAGTACACACCTGTACCTTATAACATGAATTTTGAATTGTTTATTATGGCAAAGAATAGTGATGATGGTATTCAGATCATCGAACAGATACTTCCATTCTTTCAACCGGAGTATACTGTGTCGATAAAAGAAGTTCCAGAGATGGACATTGTTCGTGATATTCCTTTTGTACTCAACAGTGTTGGGTATGAAGATACATACGAAGGTGACTTCCAGACAAGACGAGCAATCATTTACACACTATCATTTACAGCTAAGTCATACGTCTACGGTCCTGTTACAACTGCCAAACCAATCACAAAGGTTCAGGCCGATACATACAGCGATCTACCAGCAACTGCACCTACCAGAGTTCAACGATTTACAGTTGAAGCTACTGGTACAGGTGATGACGATGACAACTTTGGTTTCAACGAATCAACATCGGAATGGGTGTAAATGGCAGATTATTCAGACGATATCTCTAAACTGCTCTTTGACTTAGATAGTCAGTTAGAGCAAACAAAGAGAGATATTGAAACTTCCAAAAAGAAATCATCAGAGTTTGAAGGCTTCATTGAGGCCTTTGGCTCTGATGGTCAGTCTCTTTCTGAGAAATGGGAAAGAGAAGAAGCGGAAGAAAAAGAATATCAAGAACAGCTTGCAAGAGAACGTGCTGAACAACAAGCACTATTAGAAGAAGAACGTAAGGCCGAAGAAGCTCGTATCAAGAAAGAACGACAACGACAACTCAAGGCCAAGAAGAATGCTACTGCTTCCGAAGTCAAGTCTCTAAAAGAGAAATGGAAAAGAGAAGATGCTGAACTAAAACTAGAACAGCAAAGACGAATTGAAGAAGCAGAATACCAACTTCAAATGTTACGAGAAGAACAGAAGTCGGAGTCGGAGAAACAGGCAGACGCATTTGGAAGTTTCCTTAGTATTCTTACTGGTGAGGCGGAACAAGTCAAGGAAGAAATACAAGGCATCTATGAAGAACTTGATGAGTCAATGCCAACATTCGCTTCGGAGAATAATGTTGTTTCTGAAATAGGTGCCGCAGAGAATCTTATTACAGATTCAGTCAAGGCAATCAATAAACTCAAGCAAGAGGATATTCAAGAAGAAATCTCATCTGACTTGGATGTTGCTAAACTCGCAGATAGGTTAGACCTACTACAGAAGAACCTTAGTGAACTTTCAGCAATAGGCTGGGGTCAACGAGGTATGACGTATGGTTCTGGTGAAGTCAAACTTGAATTCCTTGATGATGTTGATGCTTCAACTGCTAAAGTTGACGGACAGTTTCTACAGTATCAAGCATCATCAGGTAAGTGGATTGGAACAGTATCAACTGCTGGTGGTTTTGACCCAGCAGGGTTTCATTACTACAATGATGGTGCTCTAAAGAATATTGTAAACAGTTCAACTTTGGGTAATGGACTTTTCTGTGAGGCAGATAAGTGGGGTGCGATAACCTGTAGTGGTGGTTTTGAAACTAACAAACTGCCCACTGGAACTCATAGTGGTATTGCTGGAACAGATGCTTGGACAGGTTCTGGTTCAACTACATTCTCTCGTATATGGGACCCGAATACAAGTAGATTTTATTTTGATGAGTTACCAACTGATGCTGTTGTAATGTTTAGGTTGAAAGTTGATATGATACCAGAAGCAAACAATACTCTAGTAGCTGCACGAATTAACTTTTATGCCATTCGTGATGGTAGTGATAACCCACTTCTAGAAACTTCTGCAGAAGTTAACCATAGAATACTATTAGAAGATGATAGTGGTGGTTACATTGCTGGAGATCACTTTCAGGCATACAACTTTCAACAATCAGTAGCACCTCAAGAACTAAATGGTGGTGCTGGTGTAGAACAAGAACGAACATATTTGTTTCCCGTATATGTTGGGGATGCACATTCACAAAGAGGGTTTGGAGTGTTTGAACTTAATCCAACATCAGACATTGTTGTAAATGATACCTCTATACTGGCTTCACTTAACTAGGATAATATAATGGCAAGAATATTTCTCGTAAGAAGAACAAGAGATAACCTTAGTGTTACGTTTGGTGGCCGAGCAAGACGGTTGGGTACTCACGGTCTTGGTACACTTGAAGCCATCAGTGAACGAGATGGTAAGATTAGTATTCGTAATAACGAAGAAACGGAACGAAGGGGTTTTGACTTTTGGGAAGTTCGTAATGTTAACTTCTACCAATGGTGGACTAAAGAATATAATAATGAACGAGTCCTTCAAGCAAGATCAAGATTAGCAGATGGTGTTGGTGGTGGCCATGAAGTTGTTATAACAAAACTCAATAACATTCTCGGTCACACGATTGAAACAGAAAGTGGTGACGAGGGTGGTTCTGGTCTATCGTCTATCGGTGGTACATCCGTTACCAGTTTCACAATGCGGGCAGTAAACTATTGTCTAGAAGATGGTAGTGGGTTCATAGTACAAGAAGATGGTACTACTAAGTTTGTTAGTGAGGACCTGAATACAGTCATTCAAAGATCGGACGGTACGTTCCTATCAGTAGATACTCGTTCAGTATCTCACGGTGGTACAGGTGGCAGTGCAGGCAACCCAGTCGTAAGTGGTGCTGTATCTGGCAACACCATGACCCTAACACTAGACGATACCTCTACTGTTGATATTGATGTCACCAATCTAAACAACGGAACGACTGTTACATTCCCAGCACCACAATATCAATATGTAAATACTGGCGGTGTCGTTGGTTCATATACTCACGATACAGAAAATGGTCCCGTCTATTGGGGAAGTCAGTTGAAGAAAGGACAAGAACTTGTTTTTGAGATTAGTGATCTTGTTGACAAGCATTCGTTTAGTTTAGGTATATGGAGTGGTGGAACATCTGTCACGGGTGAGGACATACATGATAAGACTCATTGGGAAAAGAAAATAAGATTTTGGATGGGAAGCAGTGACTATACTGCAGCTGGTGTTACAGTTGGTGGTCATGCTTATGGTGGCAGTGGTTTTGACCAAGGCCGTGCTTACAGTTCCAAAAGTCCTGGTCAGTCTTTTGCATTGCGTTATGATACAGACAACAAACTAAAGTTATATGATCTTTCTTTTGGTAGAGAAACATTGGTCACATCAGCAACCACTGCAGAAGATGGTAACCCTGTAACAATAGCTGCGGCTGCTCAAGAACACGAAGATGGTACTGGTGTTTCTGGTACTCTACCCCCACTTACACAAAGAGTTTATCCGTGGACATTGATACATGAACATACTGCTGGTGATGTAGCAAATGATGACTTCCGTAGTGGTTCAACCGGTACTACTCCACGCAACGTATTTAGATACGATAGTAGAAAGTTAAATAAAGGTGAGAAGGCAAAGGTTACTATACCTTCAGGTCTTGCTCCTGCTCTAGTCAGTGGTGAGAATGTTCACCTCGCTATAGATTACACAGGTTCTTCTCTCAATCAAAGTAATGTTTGGGAACAGACTACTGGGTCTGTTGAACTTATGCACAACGGTCGAATGGATGAAGGTGTGGGTATGACTGTTAATACCAAAGCACAACTTTATTATGGCAGTAGTACACAAACATCCGATGTGTCTGGACGAACCATATCTTTACG